AAAGCACTATTGACATCGAGCCGTTTCTTAACAGTATTAGCAACAACAATATTGCAGGCCTGTATAACGCCCGTTGCAAACGATCCAATCGTGCAAGCTGTATTGCTTACGATAGGCGGGACTTCTGTCCCGTAATTTGTTCCGGTTACAATGCCTACGTCTGTTGGTCTAACATATAAACCATCTACGGTGAAGTTAATTTTTGCTATCTCTCCGGCCTCCATAACGAATTCCATTTGCCGGACTACCCCGCCTTTTAGTTTATATAATTTACCACCGGCATAAACATATACGCTTAAACTTGACCACCCCGTTGATATAGGAGAATAAATATCCGCTGAGGGAGAAAAACCCGCGGCTTTAAATAGAGCATCGTATTTAGTGCCGTCGCCTTTAATCTCCATTGTAAAAGTAAGCTCCCATGCTTCCCTTGATATCAAATGTTTCATGGTAGAGATGCTTGCTTTTTGTAAAGGTCTATCTATTTTGTCTGCAACAGGAACAATATTTGCGTCGCTCGCGAGAAACAAATCTGTTGCGGCTACCGCCTTATTGTCAGCGTAAGCATCTTCTAACACAGCACCTATAGTTACTCTTTGACCTAAATACATTTTAGCCTCCTATTTTTTTAACATATTTAACATCCCCACTCCGGAATGTTATAGTAAGTCCTTTGGGTTTTTTCTTAACAGATATTTTCTTAATTTTCTTATTCGATTTCATATGTTTCATTTTAATTTTTTAAAAATCTCTTATCAAGTTATGTAAATAGTCGACGATAATCAATTCGCAAAGTTATCTTTGTTGATCTTACTGGATAAGAAGCATATCCGGCTTCAATATTTGGGAATGCAATATTTTCTGCAAGGCCACCCAAGGTCCAATCTGTGCGAAGCGACGCTTGAATATCTTCTTGAATATCTAAAAATCCCTTATGAGTATCATCGCCAAGTATCTGATTATCTTTGTTGGCTATTATAATTAATCCCCAAATAATAATATCAAAGTTATATCGAACTAATCCTTTAAATACAGAAGGTTCTTTTTGATATATCGTTCCGGGTTCTACAACAATCGCCGGAAGATTTGCTTCGGCAATATTACTTCTCCATCCTTGATAAAAATGTTTCACATAAGATAAATCATCTGCGCCTTGTAAAGTAGTTAAAACCTTAGAATATAAATCTTTGTCGGTTGTTGACATTTTTAGTTCGCCTCTGCTTCTCTTCTGATTTCTTCAGAAAAGAAATTTATTATTTCAGACCTTTTTTCTTGCGCGGCCGGTTCCATATAAGGCCTTGCCGGTATTACAACTTTATCTTTAAGCACAAACATCGGAACTATTTCTCCGCCGGCAAGAGGTGATTCGCCAAACATGATTAAATTCCCTTTTTTGCTTGTAGCAAAGAAGGCGTTAACCACGCTCTTAGGCGGCACTCTCATAACTCCTCGCTCTGTTAGATTACCAGATAAGGGAATAGTCAGATACTTAGCCCTCTTAGGGTATATCGTCCCACCATGTTCGTGTATGTTGGCATAAGGTGTTGAATTCTTAACTTCCCCTATAACCTCGTCATTTATTACCCTTACTGCTTCTGGTCGTGTGGCGTTATATGAAATATTCCCTGCCATTCCAGCCGCCCCCGCTGTTCTTGAATGTAAAGGATTTCCTCTTAATTTGTTTTTAACTATATGGGAAGCAACGGCCTTTACTGAACGCTTCATTGCTCTCTTATTTGCAGACTTTATTTTGGCAGGTAGAAGCGTAATCTTTCGGTCTAATTTATCAATACTTTTGGTGTCGATTAGAATTTGTATCATATTTTTACAATTTTATATCTGCTAAGAATTACATAGGCATCCTTCTCAAGCTCGCGTTTCTTTTCAATACTCTTTGAGGATATAATTTCTTCAACCATAATTTGACTAAAGACATACTCCGCGCATACCAACTGAATAATCGCATCCTTTAAATCTTCAGGAGCGGCACCGTCAGCATATCCTGCGTTGTAAGTAAGCTCTATATTTTGGATGCCCTTAGTAAGTTCATACAGCGAATAAATCATTCCTTCTTTTGAATGTATTTTGTAATAAGAAGATGTTATTTCTTCTGATGATTGGCCGTCAAAACTAACTATATTTAGTTTGGTTACAGTATTGATAGGCATTTTCATGGCATACAGATAATGTTTACCGGTGCCATCATACTTTTCTTCTATATAATCCGCCGCATCAAGGGGATAACCAATATATCCTTCGGCCGATTTTTGTTTGCGTGATATTAAAGTAGTGATAAGAGCATCATCGTCATCGGTATTTGGCTTTAATACAGCTTTTACTTCCGCTAAAGTTACAATCATAATGTCCCTTTATTTTGTTTTAACAGGCCCCATCATCCTGTTTTTTTTATCTAAAAGCTCAACGGACTTTCCGTATTTGAGTAATTCGTTAAGCTTGCCGCTAAAAATTGCGCCAGGCAAAACAAGGCTTCCGTCAGTTATCCTTACCAATCTTTTCTTTGCCTTTGCTTTACCCCATTCTTTCGGATTTATTTTGTCTGCTTCTGCTTTCTCTGCCGCGATTCTTTCTGATTCGGCTTCTGCTTTTTCTATATCTGTTTTTTCAACTTTTGTTTTTTCTGCTTCTTCAGCTTCCGCTTTCTCTGTCTTTGTTTTTTCTGCCTCTGCGATTTCTGCGTTAATTCTTTCCATTTTCTCTGCTTTTTCTTTCTCTGCATCGCTTTTACTTTTCGCTCCGCTTTTTCTAAACATCCTTAACCCCCTTTTATTTGAACCAAGCCACCAAGTCCCTTAGCTCGCCTCAGGTTAACCTTAAAACACATGCCCCTTTCTATCCTTCCAAGTTCTTCATCAAATATAGGGAACAATGCTTCTGCAATAACTATTTGTTGTTCCTCTTTATACTTCCTTTGATTCTCTCTTATCAAATCTTGGATTATTTTGTCATAGAGTTTTGCTATGTTTTTTATGTCGTGATGCTTTTCAGCAAACCGCCTACCTGCTTCCCCGATTGCTATTCGTTTTTGATTATTTCTTTCAAAAAATAAACGGCTTTTTTTATACTATCAACATCGCGCTCTATAAATAAACAGTTCTTTTTATCTTCTAACATATCGCCATGATACCCCGTCTTTGTGATAATAACAGGAATTGCACAAGCTAAAGCTTCCATTACTGTATTGTTACAGCCTTCGCCTTTGCTTGGTAATATAAGACAGCTTATTTTAGAAAAGAATTCAGGCATATCATCGTGCGATATTTGATAATCGCTACACAATGCTAATTTAAGCGGTATTCCTTTGATGGCTTCTTCTAATAAATCGAACCCCTTATAATCGCGTGAAACTACGCCTCTTATATTCCCACTAAATCCCACTATGAATGGATGTTTATTTTTCGCAGATTTAAATTTATCTAAGTCAACTCCATTTGGTATAAGGTGCGTGTTTGGATTGAGATCCTTGCCTATCTTATACAATTCATTATTTGTAGCGATAACAGCAAATACGCTTTTAATTCCGTCAATGTTTCCTTTTAACGATCTCATACTACCCATTCGTGATATTACTCTTTCGGAATAAGGTATGTATTGTATGCTCGGAATGTTTTGAGCCAATACCGGAGTGCTTTTTTCTTTCGTAAGAATCTTTTGATTATTATTGAAATCTGAAAACCGGCAGAAATCATAAGGTAATAATTTAACAAGTTCATCCATCACAAAAGACCATGACCAATTACTTGAAATTTCGGCAGAGAATACTTTCATATCAACCCTTTCCCAAGTATATATTTTCTAAAGATTATTTCCTGCGGACTTATATTTGATTCTATATTTTTCCACTTATGCCCTATCAAGCAATGCGTTATCTTGCGTTTTGCGGAATGACCTCTACCGCAAGTATCTGTTAATTCAAGTATTAACCATTTCTTTTTTTCTTCCGAATAAATATAATCATACATCATATATTGCCAGTTCATTTCTCTGTTGATTTTTGAGGAAATATCTAATAATTCTATTGGCGTTGGCGGATAAGAATCATACCCCTGAGAGCTTGCTATCTTTGTCCCGGGTTTATTTGTTTGATAGAATGAATATCCGATGTCATCCCCTATCATAACTATGCGATATATACCTGGCGCCTGAATGTATTCTTGCATATAAAAAACACCCTTCTCGCGACGGCCGGAGCCATGATATTGCAATCCTATCCCAAAATTTTCTTCGATTTGATATCTGGCCTGTTCTTTGTTTTCTATAAATCTAAAGCTTGCGCTTCCCGCTCCAGCGCTCGATTTAACTATAAATGGATACTTCACTTCTTCTATCGCTTGTAAAGCATTGTTTTTATCAAAGAATATTCTTGTTTCCGGATGAGGGTAACCTTGAGACTTGAATAAATAACTTTGGAAAATCTTACTTTCATATAATTTATGAACGTTCCAGTTTGGCACTACATTAATCCCATAATGAAATTCAAGTATTTGTCTTTGTAATGTGTCTTTGAAAAGGGCTTGAGGTTGTTGGCCACTTCTCCAAAGCAAGAACTCGGATGTTTTTTGCTTATCATAAAAATCAATATATTCAACCACGTCTTTTATAAATGATTCTAATTGTGAATCGAATACTTTATATTGGATATGATTTTCTTCGCAAAGCTCTACCCAATCTGGACACCATCCCATTTCGGGATGAAGGCAACCGCTATCTTTTACTATTGCAATTTTCATTTGGCGGAGATAGCAGGAGTCGAACCTGCAATTATAACTTTGCTTACTAAAGCATCGCTATCGTGTTCCGTAGCACTATATCCCCAGAGCTGGCGAAGGGAATCGAACCCCCAACCTTGGGCTTACAAAGCCCCTGCTCTACCTGATTGAGCTACACCAGCATTTATTTAATCAATATACCTATTCCCGCATCGCCCTTATCGCCACATAGGCAATAGTAACCGGTAAAGATTTTATCTTTAATATTTTGTTTAGATTTATCTTTATGCGAAGAATGATTACTTGCCATTAAATATTCTTCTAAAACATCGTCCCAATATTTTTTTGCAGAAGAGCATCCTGATACATCATGGAACACTATTATTCCGCCTTTCTTTACAAGCCCTACATAGTTAAGAAAATCGGATTTTGCGGCTTCATATTTATGGTCGCCGTCAATGAACAATATATCAAGCTTTTTGTCGCCTAACATTGATTTTGCTTTGCTTATAATCTCGGGAGCTTTGCTATCTCCTAAAATAAAGTTAAGTCTTTTATCTTCCAGTAATCCACTCAAATACTCATACTTTTTTGGTATGTTATCTATGTCAATCGCAATCACCATGCCTTCCGTATCAACTATTTCTTTCCAGTATCTCAAGGTCCCGCCAGACTTTGTCCCAATCTCTAAAATATTCTTGGGCACTCCTACCTGCATTTCTATAATATGCAGAAGTGTCCAAAGCTCTATCTTTAACTGGTCAACACGTTCTTTTGTATTCCATAATTCTTCAAATCGTTCTCTGTTCATTTTGTCTATCTCCTTGTTTTTGATATTTGCTAAATCGAATACATTTTTTGCAAATACTTTTGTTTTTATGATTTATACAGTCAAATTTTAAGCAAATTGGCACCTTCCAATGCGTCCTTGATTTATATCCCATAAGTTATTTTAGTTCCTCTTTTTTCTTAAATATTTCCCTAAATGTAATACAGTCATATGTGGCACCTATTAGTTGTCCAATTAAGATAATTTCTTTATCAATATCATGGAAAATAATTACGCAATATTCATAACCCGCATCCCGAACTCGTTTTAATCGTTTAAACATCTGCACCGGATTTCTGCTTGGGTGCATGCAAAAAATCTTTTTTCTATATGGCTTCATGTTGTCAGGCACCTTAGAATCAGACATACGAAGGATATAATCTTCCTTGTTATCAATTTTCTTTAAATCGCGCCAGAAATAATCTCGCACATAAGGAAAGAATTGTTTAATAATTGGTATTCTAAAATCCTGCATATTTGTATATGAGTATGATACCGGCGTAGTTCCAATTTCCTCTTTAAATAAATCAAGATGTCGTCTTATTTCTTTCTTTGTGCGTTCATCACCCCACTTTTCATAGCGCACAGAATAACCATGAAAACCTATTTCATTGCTTTTGGCTAATAACCGAACCTCACCCCACGTGCATACATCTACATCCGTTCTGCTACTAAATCGTGTTTTTAATTCGGTATGTTCAGGAAGGATAAAATAAGTCCCCGGAATCCCGACCTTATTCCAAAACGATATCTGTGATTTCTTTCCGTCATCAAATGTAAAAATTATGCGCACGTCTTTCTCCCGAAGAATACGAATCTACCACAAGACCGTTCTTTTGGTATTACATGAACCACATCAATGCCGAATTTATTTAATGTGCCTGTAATAGCCTCTTTAGTAGTGCCTATAAATTCGTAAGGGTTAATGAATAAATCGCCACCGATTGCCTGGGCAGTCATATAAAATCCAGCGCCGGGTTTAAGTTTTGCCGACAAGACTTCAATTGTTTGATACACCGAATTGACATGCTCGCTTGCTTCCGCAAATATACATAAATCAACTGTCCCGTCTTTTATCTGTGGTATTGGTTCACATACTGAACCGCGATATGTTTCAAAGCCCATTTCTTTTAATTTAGCAGGGCCATAAGGGTTAACATCTATCCCCACCATGCGCTTCCATGGTATTCCCTTCTCTTTCATAATCCGCATCATCTGCCCGCCACCACATGCCGCATCGAGCAATAGGTCATGATTTTTAATTGGAGATAAGTATTTCATTATTAAATCATACCTATGTTTATACATAGTCCAATTAAGCTTACCGTCTATTTCTTTGATGATATAAGACGCCATTTTATCTCGCTCATACTTTGTAAATGGATCTGTAAATATAGACGTGCAATCAAGGCAACGACTAAAATGAAATTCAACTGGAGAATCCCAAGACGAAGCATATTTTAGTTTATGTTTACGAGTTAGGAGTTCGACGGGAAGCCTTACAAGCGGTATCTTCCATTTGTTTTCTATTCTTGTGGAATTACAAATAGGGCAATTAGTTCTTTTTTCCTCGCCGTATATTTTCATTGTTATCTCCTATCTTTCTAAAGCATAATCAAACACTTTTTTATATTGGTTCGCTCTCTTTTCCCATGTCCAATTTTTTAATATTTCTTCTCTTAAATCCTGCCCGCTTCGCCGTCTCATTTCAATAATTGCTTTTCTTAGATCGGATAAGTTATCTTTAACAATAATCCCGCCGTTCTTTTTTATAATCTCTGCGGCCGTTCCTGTATTTGTAGAGATAATTGGCAGAGAACAAGACGCGGCCTCAAGAACAGGATTGTTACAACCTTCGGATGTCGATACGCAACAATAGCAATCTATTGATTCGTAAAATTCCGGCATTTTATTTTGTGGAATGAAATCGCTTTTATCTTGTATTTTAAGTTCTACTCCGTCAATGCTATTTATGGCTTTTTTTAAAACGTCAACCCTTTTACCTGTATGGCCGGAATGTCCCGTCCATCCAATAGTGAATAATCCTCTATCTATTTTAAAAAGTTCCGTATCGACTCCGTTAGGGATAAGAAATCCTTTTGAATTTGTTTTGCCGTGCAATTGTTTGTAAAGATTTTGGTTAACGGCCGTAAAAGCGATTGTTTGATTGAGGTAAGGTAAAACTTTTTTAATATTTCCATCTACTAAACCCGCGACTGTTGTAATCCTTCTTTTTGAATCAATATGGCCATAACTCTTATCTCTTGGAGTGCCTATCATATAGAAGCCGGCGACATAAATTAAATCGAATTTGCTATAATCTATTTCCGGCATAGCATTATAATAAAACTTAGTAAAATGATAGTAATCGCTTAAATATTTTTGTAATGCTTTGCATCGCGAATCAAAGGCCCAACCGATACAATCGGGAATTAAAAGAATTCTTGGTTTCATGCGAGGTTATCCTTGAACCAGTCTATTGTTTTATTTAATCCTTCATCAAAATTATCTCTTTCTTGATATCCTAATAGTTCTTTCGCTCTGGTATTATCTGCCTGTGTATGCAGTATATCCCCTAATCTCTTATGTAAAAATCTTGGTTTAATATTTTTATGAAGCCGTTCATTTATTTTTTCTATAAGTTGTAAAATAGTTATCCTTTGGCCGTTAGCAATATTGATTACTTCTCCATGTAATTCTTTTTTGCAAGCCAATAAATTTGCCTCAACAACATTCGATACATAAGTAAAATCTCTTGTTTGTAATCCGTCTCCAAATACCGGTGGCGATTCACTATTTAAAATACATTGGATAAATTTCGGGATAACAACGGCATATTTGCTGTCTATCGCTTGATTGGGGCCAAAGACATTAAAGTATCTTAAAGATACAGTATTGAGTCCATATATCTTGGAATACATTTTATTATATTGTTCGCCGGCAAGTTTACTTATAGCGTAGGGAGATATTGGATTGGGATAACTATCTTCCTTAATAGGTAATTTCGTTATATCCCCTAAGACCGAAGAAGAAGAAGCGGACACTACACATTTTACCCGATTGAGTTTTGCCGCCATTAAAACGTTGAGATGGCCGTTAATATTGACATCGTGATAGTCTTGTGGGTTTTCTAACGACTTTGGGACGCTCCGTAAGGCCGCCTGGTGCAAAACATAGTCTGCCCCTTTGAATATACCTATCAAAGTCTTTAAATCCCTTATATCAGCCTCTATGAAGGTAAGTTTAAAATACGCAAGATTGGATATTTTCCCGGTAAAAAGATTATCAACTACTACAACTTCTTCGCCGCGCAAAGCTAATTCCTTTGCTATGTGTGAACCAATGAATCCCGCCCCACCGGTTATTATATATTTCATATATTTTCAATGAGAAAAAAGGGGTAGGGTTCATAACGCCCCACCCCCCTTTTGATTATTATGCTATCGCTTATGATGCGGCTGTCTTTATCAGTGCAAGTGCTTGACCTTTAGCTACCTGAATGTCAACTCTTTCCTCTGCCTTTATGGCTTTCATTCCCTGTTGCCAGAGATTGACTGGAGTTGCGCCATCAACGTCGAGGATTGTGGCTTCCTTAGATGTATCAATCGTATATGTCTGTCTATCGCCTATCAGGACATACTGAAGGTTTCCAAACACTATAAACTCGGTATCAACAGCAGTAGCTGTTGGGAGCTTTGATGTCAATTCGATAGGATAGCCGTCAAACATAGCGGGCCGTTTCCCATCAGTCGGTCTATACAGAGTTTCACTATCTCCACCCTGGAGTCCCATGATTACTGTATTAAGAACCTGACTTGACATATACCACTTTGACCCCGGAAGAGCCGCTTCATCTACTCCGGCCTCACAACTTCTCATGTTAGCAAGTGAAAGATTGGCAAAAGTAGTTCCGGTTGTAGTAATTGCAGTAACATCCGCGTTAGCTAAGATGTTATTTGTAATTACTCCGCTCACTCCGTTAAAGAGCGCGTCGTCTAACCCTAATCCGAGAACTTCAGCTATAAGAGTTAGAATGAAGTTCACAATACCCACAGAACTATCAGATATAAGCTCGTCTGTAAGCGGCACGAGAACTCCATGCTTATGAGCTGTAAACGCAACGTTTCCTAATGTAAACTTGGAAGCTGTTGCCGCAACTCCTTCACCAATCCAGTAATCAGTAAGAGAGGTTAACTGTTTTGGTAGATTCTTGGCATTTGAACCCATCGGTATAATCCGACAGTTTCTTCTGGCTATACCATAAAGAGGCACAAGCCGGACTATCTCGGCCTGAAGCTCGGTAGGCACAAGATACCCACCATCAGCGTCAGTGCCTTCGGTCATGGCTTTAGCTTCTGTAATGTCGCCTGCTAAAAGCGCTCCTATAAGCTTCAAGAAGTTTGTCTGCGCTTCAACCGATACTCTACCGGAAGGAAGGTCCTTGCGGTCAAGCTGTAAAAGCTTGTTCTCGGTTTTTTTGCCCAAAGCAGAGATAGCTTCCTCGATTTTTGTCTGGACTAATACTATCTTTTTGTCCATTCGAGTGTCGAGCTCAGTCAAAGTCATTACGTCTGACTGTTTTTGTTCTACTGCCTTGCTTTGATCACAACCATCGGGGCAAACCCCGTCAACTAAATCTTTTCCGCATACTTTACATTTATCCACTTTTCTTCTCCTTTTAAATATTGTCCCGGTGTCTCCAGCGCTACCGCCTAACACCTGAAAACGGTTAACTTACTTTTCCTGTTATTGTCCTTAAAGTTTTATCTACACTTTCAATAAAATTGTCAATCTTAGAATCCATTCTTGCAACAGTGTCCTTATTAACTGTTTCCTCTTTAGGTCTTAAAATTTGGATCTCTGCTTCTTTCGGTTCTTCAACCTTCGCAGGTTCTTCCTTCTCTATGTTAATAGCTTCTGTTACCATGGCCGATACACCGGTTTTCAATCCATCGCTATTAAGAACTTCCTCTACAATAGCTGACATATTTTCTTCTGTAAGAGTTTTCCCCGGTTCTTCAACTTTCTCGCCTGGACCTGGCCGTTCTACGCGTCTCATAGTTCCGTCACATTCAGGACATTTATGTTTTTTGCAATGGTCATCATAAGTTTCTTTATGGCCACAATCTACACATTCGCAGTCGTAAGATTTTTTCTTTTCTTCGGCCTTTGGTTCTGCTTCTTTCTTTGTTCCAGTTTCTTCCTCTTTCTTCTCCGGGATAGAACAGAATAAATCTAAAAGAATACTATATACAAGAAGTGTTCCACATTTGGGGCAAGTTATTTCTTCTGTTCCTTTTTCATATTCTATGGTCTCGCCACATTTCTCGCATTCAAACTCTAATTTTTTAGTTTGATATTTTTTATAGATTTCTTTTCTTTGTTCCAGGGGGAGAAGTGTCTTTTCTGGTTCTTTATTTACCTGGAGTGCATCGATAACGCTTTTTGTTTTAAGTATGCCACGTTTTACGGCATCATTTAAAGCGTTGGGATTGGCCGGAACTGGAACGGCAGAATATTCTAACAATTCAGATTCTTTAAATGTAAGTTTGGGATTCGCTTTCCCGTCTGCTTCTTCGTCAATATCTATTTTATCCATGTTGGGTATAAAACCTATACTCCAAGCATTTAAAAACCCGCCTTTATACAATCCGAATATTTCTTCG